TCTTCTGATATTATCCCATCTGTAAATAACACTTTTGATTTAGGTTCATCTTCTAATAAATTTGCTGAAGTTCATGCAACTAATATCTACGGTGCTATCAATGCAACTAATGGTGTAGTATCTGGTTCTTCTCAAGTAGTAGGTATCTTATCTTCACTTAATGCATTCTCTGCTTCTGAAGAAAGTAAGAATTCAACTTTAGCAACTTATACTCAATCAGTTGATGCTCATATTTCTGCAGTGAATTCATTCACGAACTCAATTGATACAACAATTAAAAATAAATTGAATGTAGATGCAGTTGTTTCTTCTTCCGCACAAGTTGTTGCTCACTTACTAAATCAGGCAACTGATTTTGGAACTGGTAGAGTTTCAGCTGATAATATCGGTGATGTTGCTGGAACTTCTACTTTCACTGGTTCATTTGTAGGTGATGGTTCTCAATTATCAGGTTTGGTAACAACCTTGAAATTGACTGGTTCTGATGCATCAAATAGTACTGTTGATTTATTAACTCAAGGTCTATCCTTCGCTTCTGCTTCAGGAGCAGGTTTAGGAATTTCAGTTTCTGGTCAAACCGTAACATTCTCTAATGTTAATGCTTCTACATCTGCTAAAGGTGTTGCATCATTTGATTCTGATGATTTCTCTGTATCTTCAGGAAATGTATCTATCAAAGATAATGGTGTTAGAGCTGTTAACTTGAATTCTAATGTTGCAGGTACTGGTTTATCTTTAGATGGTGTTGATAACTCACTTGAAGTAGATTATGGTTCAGTTGCAGGAACTGCAGTAGAAGGTGATACAAACTTAACTGTTCAAGGTACTGCTAACGAAATTGAAATTTCAGGTGGATCAATTACTTTAGGTGCTGGTGGAACCGTAACAATCGGATTACCTGATGATGTAACCATGCAAACTGGTTCTACTGTCGGTGATTTTGAAGTAGGTGGTGATTTAACTGTTGTAGGAAACTTATTCGTACAAGGAACTACTACAACTATTGATTCAACTACAATTCAAATAGGTGATAATATATTGGAACTAAATTACGGTGGATCTCAAATCACTGCTGGTTTATTAGTAACTGATGCTACTGCACCAAATACCATTTCTGGTTCTTTGGTATGGAATGGAACAACTGATAAGTGGACTGCTGGTGCTCTTGGTTCTGAAAAAGAACTTGTAAGATTCAACTCTGCTCCAACTTCAGGTTCAGTTCAAGTAATCGGAGCAAATGGTCTATTAGTAGACGCTCCTATCACTGCTGATGGTGTTGATGTATCAATCACTGGTGACTTGACAATTGGCGGGTTTGATGATGAACCTTCATTCGTAGTATCAACTGCTTCTAAGGAACTTATTTCCGTAACTGCCCAAAATCCTGGTGATATGATTCAATGGAATGGTTCTGCCTTCGTAGCATCAAACACTATTGATGGTGGTACATTCTAATTAGAATATATTTAAATTTAAAAATCCCCTTCCTCTTGGTTGGGGATTTTTTTTATACTTTTTATTTTCTTATACTTATATAAGTGATGTTTTATACAATTCCCAAAAAGAAATAATTAAATTAACATATATTTATAGATAAATTAAATGGAAATCTAAATAGATGGCTGCAGCAATATTAACATTAAGAAGAGGAACAACCACACCAAGTTTATCTCAATCCGAATTATTTTTTAATACAAGTACAAATACATTAAATGTAGGTGGTACAAGTGGTGTTTTTACTCTTGTAAAATTAGGTTCAAATACTGGTAATATCACATTAATCGGAAATTTAAGTATCAACGGTGGTATTTCAGGGTCAACCCTTGATATTACAGGTGATGCAAAAATCGATGGTAATGTATTAATTGGTGGAAATATCGTATTAGGAACAGGTTCTAATGATATTATTACGGTAAATGCACCATTTACTGGTTCATTGATTCCACAAGTAGATGGTCAAGATGATTTAGGTTCTCCAAGTAAAAGATTTAACGAACTCCATGTAGTTTCTGCATCAATTGATAATATTTCTTTACCAGGAAGTGGTATTTTATCATCATCAAATGAAAATTTTACAACCTTTTCTCAATCAGTTGATTCTCGTTTAGATAATTTACAACTATTTACATCTTCACAAGAAGATTTAAACCAAACTTTTGCAACAACTGGTTCAAATGTATTTAGTGGGTCACAAACTATAAGTGGATCAATTGATGTAAGTGGTACAATAAAATCACAAGTATATATTAACCCAAAAACTTTAAATGGATTCACAGTTCCTGATGGATATAACGCAATGTTAGTGGGTCCTGTTGATATTAATGGTGATGTGACATTAGAAGGTGATAGTAGTTTATTAATTTTAGATAAAATAACCCTTCCTGATGGTTTATTATCATCATCAGTAACCGATTTTGATACTTTTTCAGCATCAATAGATTCTAAGGTAAACAATTTAGGATTTGCAACTACTCAATCTAATACATTTATAGGCGACCAAACTATAACTGGTTCAATTTTTATGAGTGGGTCTACTCATCAAGTTGGGGATATATTTTTAAGTGGTTCTTTGACGGTAAGTGGGTCATCTACTTTTAGAAACATAGGTCTAACAATATTATCAGGTTCCACACTTATAAGTGGAACAATTATTCAAACTGGTAGTATAGAAGTCAATGGTGATGTAATTGCAGATAATTTACAAATAAGAGGAACTAATCGTTTAATAACTGCAGATTCAGAACAATTAATAGTAAGTTCAAGTACTACTTATTTTAGTGGTGATGTAAATGTATTAGGTAGTATAACTGCGTCAGTATTTAGTGGGTCATTTGTTGGTACTTTACCATCACAAGATGGCAGATTAGATAATTTAGAACAAAAATCTGCATCAGTAGATGTATCTATTTCTGAAATAAACCAATATACAGCATCGTTAAAAACTGCAATCTCGGTTACTGGTTCAAACTTAACCGTTAATGGTGATTTGGTTGTATTAGGAACGACAACCCAAATTGATTCAACTCAAGTTAATATTGGTGAGAATATAATTGAATTAAATTATGGTGGAGCATTAACAAAAGGTGGTCTTTATGTTAAAGATGCAACTGGAACTTTAACATCAGGTTCTATGTTATGGGATTCTACCATAGATAGATGGGTTGCTGGACCTAGTGGTTCTGAATCCGTTGTATTATTACGAGGTGGCGATGATATTTTATCAGGGTCATCACAAATAACCGCATCTTTGGATTCATTATATCTTAGAAAAGATGGTGATAGTGTAGTTTCTGGTTCATCTCAAATAGATTTAACTCAAACAAATGGGTATACTACATTCTCAAGCTCATTTGGTGATAGATTAACAAGTTTAGAATTAGATTCTGCATCACAAGATAGTAGAATCTCTCAATTAGAAACCGATTCGGGTTCACAAGGTGGCAGATTGACAAGTTTAGAAGGATTTACTTCTTCACAAGAAACTATAAATGGATTTTATAATTCATACACACAATCTACTGATAATAGAGTAAATAATTTAGAAGGATTTACTTCTTCTATTGATACTACTATTAAAAATAAATTAAACGTAGAAGGTATAGTTTCCTCGTCATCTGATTCGTCCACGATTTATTTTACAATTACAAATGGTGTAATTAGTGGTGATGTAATTGGTGGTATAGTATCTGGTTCATCACAATTAACACAATCATTAGATACACGATACGAAGTATCAGGTTCAGTTGCACAATTAGTCGGTATTCACCAAATTTCAGGTTCTTTAGGTTCTGCTGCATGGTATAATGTATCTGCATCCATATCCGATGGTAACCCACAAGTTTTAGGTAATGCAGGTGCAGTAAAAGATTATATTGATGAACAATTATTGATTATTGGTGCAGGTGATATTACTGCAGTTGTTGCAGGACAAGGTATTAGTGGTGGGGCAGTTTCAGGACCAGCAACACTTTCTTTGGATACAAGTTCTGTCCATTTTATTGATGGTGTAAATTCAACAATATCAACATTCTCACAATCAGTTGATACTCGATTGGATGATTTGGAATTATTCTCATCTTCTTTAGATGCTGGGTTTGTTACACAACAAGAATTAGGAAGTGCAACAAGTAGTTTAATTGATTCAATTGCAACTAAACTTAATACGGGTTCTTATTTATTGGATTCTGCATCATTTGATTCTCGTTTGGATTCGATTGAAGGTGAGACAAATGAAAATCCATTAACATTTAGTGATACAACTACTATCAACTTTACTAGAAATGTTGATACAATAACTGCAGATGTAATTGGTGGTGTAGTTTCTGGGTCATCTCAAGTATCTTATCCTGCTTTATCAAACATTCCAAGTGGAATTATATCAGGATCATCTCAAATAACTACTTTATTACCAAGTGGAGTAGTAAGTGGGTCTTCTCAGGTGATCTATACTTCACTTTCATCTATACCGAGTGGTATTGTTAGTGGTTCTTCACAAGTATCTTATCCTGATTTATCAAACATTCCAAGTGGAATTGTTTCAAGTTCTAACCAAGTTATTGGTGGAAGCGGTATCCTTTCTTCATCAAATGAAAATTTCAATATCTTCTCTCAATCGGTAGATTCGAGATTAGATTCGCTGGAATCAAATTCATCTTCATTAGATGGATTATATGAAGAAAAAGCAAGTGGGACTCATACTTTAGTATCAGGTTCATCACAATTAACATCATCTTATGATAATAGATATGTTACATTAGTTGGTGATCAAACCATAAGTGGAACAAAAACATTCACTAATATTGTTGTTAATGGAACTGGTTCGTTCGCACATATCGAATCAGTAACCGGTTCTGCTAAAATTATTGGTGATGCATTTATACAATTAAATAACAACACTCCAGCTGAAAGATATGCTGGTTTAATAATCATAGATTCGGGTTCTAATCCTTCTACGGCATCTTTGTATTTTGATGGTCAAACCAACGATTGGGGGTATGAATACTCATCTTCTACTGGTGTAGATTTTGCAGTATCAATTTTTGGACCCGAATATACAACAAAAGGAACTCCAACTTATTTAACTTCTAATAGAATTCCAAAAGCAGTTGATAATCATCACTTGAATGATTCAAATATTTCAGATAGTGGAACTTTAATTACATTAAATTCAAATTCTCAGGTAAATGGTAATTTAGTTGTTAATGGAACAGTATCTGCAAATAACTTAATTTCTGGCTCATCTCAAGTTTCCTATCCAAATTTATCAAATATTCCTGCTGGGATTGTTTCTGGTTCATCTCAAGTAACTCCTTTACTCCCAAGTGGTGTAGTTTCTGGTTCATCCCAAGTAAACGCAGATTCAATTACTAACTTTGATTCTAATGTAAAAGATAAATTAAATGCAGATGCAGTTGTATCGGGTTCAGCACAAATTACAAAAACTTTACAAGAAGTAACAACTGCTGGTAATACTACATCCACAACAATATCAATTACTAACTCAACTGCTTCAACTTCTAAAACAACTGGTGCTTTAGTGGTAACTGGTGGTATTGGAACAAGTGGTGATATATTTGCAGGAGGTGATGTTGTTGCTTACGCATCCTCTGATATTAGATTAAAAAATAATTTAGAATTAATTTCTAATCCTTTACAAAAAATTAATCAAATTGGTGGATATTCTTTTGTGTGGAATGAAGAAAAACAAGATATTTATAAAGGTAAAGATTACGGAGTTATTGCCCAAGAAATTGAAAAAATCCTTCCTGAATTGGTAGAAACAAGAGAAAATGGGTATAAAGCTGTAAAATACGATAAGTTAGTATCATTACTAATAGAAGGTATTAAAGATTTATCACAACAAGTTGAAGAATTAAAAGAAAAAATTAATAGAGGATAATATAACATGGCTCAAATCATTAGATTAAAAAGGTCAAATACATCAGGTGATAGACCAACCACTGGTGCACTACAAACTGGTGAAATTGCAATAAACGTCTACGATGGTAAGGCATTCACAAGAAAAAGTGGTAGTATTGATGAAGTAGTTGAATTTGTAACAACAAATACTCATACGGCAATCGGTGGTAACATTAACATATCAGGTTCAGTCACTGCATCTTATTTCGTTGGAAATGGTTCACAACTAACAAATATTACAGTTGATCAAGCAGCCACAATTAAACAAACTTTTACAAATCAATCAACTTGGGTAGTAACTCATAACTTAAATACACTAAATCCAATCGCACAAGTATACGATGTTAATGATTATCAAGTAATACCACAAACTTTACGAGTAACGAATGCAAATACTATTACAGTTACTTTCTCTAATTTGGAAAGTGGTTATGTAGTAGTTGCAAAAGGTGGTCATGTAGTTTCAGGTTCAATATCAGCTGAAAATATTAGTGGATTTAATGATGCAGTTAAAACAAGATTGAATGCAGAAGGAGTATTTAGTGGTTCTTCTCAAGTTATCATGGGTGGTGATGTAAGTGGAACTGCAGACAATGTAGTTATCACTCAATTAGATGGTGGTTCAATTTAATAAAAAAAACAATATTTATATAATAAATAAAAAAAGGGTAAAAAGAGATGATAATACATAGTCCAATATTTTCGGGTTCAATAAATCAAGCAGAATCCGCGTATGCAAATTTAAGTGGTTCGTTTTCGGGTTCATTTACAGGAGTTGGTAACTTCGTAGGTTTAGAGGCAGATTCAGTTGCATTTAATAATGTAACTGGAAAACCAACTTTGGTTTCTGGCTCTTCACAAGTATCATACCCAAGCCTTTCAAATATCCCAAGTGGTATTGTATCATCTTCTGCTCAATTATCTGAAATATTTTTGGATACTTTAGGTGATGGTGTAGTTTCTGGTTCATCTCAGGTTTCGTATCCTGGCCTATCAAATATTCCTGCCGGAATTGTTTCTGGTTCATCACAAGTAACCCCTTTACTTCCAAGTGGAGTAGTATCAGGTTCATCACAAATCACTTATGCATCAGTTTCTTCGATTCCTGCAGGCATAGTTAGTGGTTCGGCACAAGTAACACCATTACTTCCAAGTGGAGTAGTATCTGGTTCATCTCAAGTTAATGCTGATTCAATCACTAATTTTGATTCAAATGTCAAGGATAAGATGAACTTAGATGCAGTTATATCAGGTTCATCTCAAGTAAATTATGCTAGTATATCTTCTATTCCAGCTGGAATCGTATCAGGTTCATCTCAAATTACTTATTCAGGAATTTCTTCCATTCCAGCAGGTATTGTATCGGGTTCTGCTCAAGTAACACCTTTACTGCCAAGCGGTGTAGTATCTGGATCTTTTCAAGTTAATGCTGATTCAATCACTAACTTTGATACTAATGTAAAAGATAAATTAGATGCAGATTTAGTAGTTTCAGGTTCAGCATCAAATGTTAAAACTTTCTTATCTTTACAAAATGTAACTAACGAAAGTAAAGCAACGATGTTTACCTCTCCTGATTTTACAGGAACTCCAACTGCTCCAACTGCAGTTGCAAATACAAACTCAACTCAAATTGCAACCACTGCATATGTTCAACAAGAACTAACCGATTTAATCGGTGGAGCTAATGCTGCATTTGATACTTTAATTGAAATTTCTGCTTCACTCGCGGCAGGTGATTCTACACTAAATACATTAGTTGATGGTAAACTGGCTAAATCAGCAAACTTATCAGATTTAACTAATACCTCTACTGCTAGAACTAATTTAGGAGTAGCAATTGGAACTGATGTTCAGGCATATAATGCAACACTCGCAGCCGTTGCTGGTGGTACATATAGTGGTGATGATTCAATTACTACAATTGGTACCGTAACTGCTGGTAGTGTTACTGCAATTTTACCAAGTGGTGTAGTATCAGGTTCAGGACAAGTTTTAGGGGGTACTGGAATCGTTTCAGGGTCATCCCAAGTAACACCACTACTTCCAAGTGGAGTAGTATCAGGTTCATCACAAATTACTTACGCAAATATCTCTTCTATTCCTGCTGGAATCGTTTCTGGTTCATCACAAATTAATGTTTCATCAACTACTGGTGATATTGCTTTAGGAACAAGAACTTCAGGTAATTATGTAGCAACAATTACTGCAGGAAATGGTATTGTTTCAAGTGGTGCAACTTCAGGTGAAGGTATTACACATACAATTTCAGCAGGAGGTGGAGTAGTTTCAGGTTCATCTCAAATATCACACGATTCTACAACTGGGTATTCTGCAAATAGACATATTGATCATACCGCAGTATCAATTACAGCAGGTGATGGTTTAACTGGTGGTGGTGATATATCATCCACAAGAACTCTTAATGTTGTAGGTACAACCAACAGAATTTCTGTATCCGCAGATGCAGTTGATATTGCTTCAACTTATGTTGGACAAACTTCAATCACAACTCTTGGTACAATTGGAACAGGAACTTGGCAAGGTTCGGTTATCGCATCTGCTTATTTAGATGCTGATACTGCTCACTTAACCACAACTCAAACATTTAGTGGTGCCAAAACATTTTCTGCGGCAGTTAATATTACTGACTCAACCGCTTCAACTACAAAAACAACTGGTGCTCTTATAGTAACTGGTGGTGTTGGTGTGAGTGGAGCCCTAAATGTTGGGGGTGATGTTGTTGCTTTCGCATCATCGGATGAAAGATTAAAGAATAATATAGAAATCATCTTGAATCCAATTGAAAAAGTAAAACAATTAAAAGGTGTAACTTGGGAATGGAATGAAAATGCAGATGAATTACAACAATCATTACCAAATATTGGTGTAATTGCTCAAGATGTAGAGAAAGTTTTTCCCCAATTAGTTCACGATAGAGAAAATGGGTTCAAAGGTGTAGATTATGCTAAATTGACTGGTCTTTTAATTGAGGCAATTAAGGAACAACAAAAACAAATTGACGAATTAAAGTCAAGATTTTAATAATAAAATAATGAGAGAAAATAAATCCCTTATATAAGGGATTTTCTCTTATTGTATATATATATTTATATAAATTGAAAGAAGTAAAGCATATATATGTCACAAGTAGTTAAGTTAAAAAGAACCGCTGTTGAAGGAAAAGTTCCAAGTACCTCTAATATTGAATTAGGTGAATTGGCAATCAATACCTATGATGGTAGAATATTTTTTGAAAAAGATAATGGTACCCCTTCAATTCAACAAGTTGTAACCACTAATTCTCAAACAACTGGTTCTCTTAATATACTTGGTAATGTAACTGCTTCTTTTTTCGTTGGAGATGGGTCTCAATTAACTAATTTACCTGCAGCAGATGTATCGCAAGTTAGTACAATAACCTCATCATTTAGTAATACATCTACAATATCAGTATCACACAACTTTAATTCAAAGAATGTAATTGTTTCAGTTTATCAAAGTAATGATACTCAAATTATACCACAATCAGTAACTCTTACTACAAATAATACAGCTGATGTTGTACTTTCAGGTAATAATAGTGGATATGTTGTAGTTGCAAAAGGTGGTCATATTGTTTCAGGTTCTGCATCTGATTCAAATCTATTAAATGGACAATCAGGTTCCTATTATTTAAATTATAATAATTTTACAAACATACCAAGTGGTATTATTTCATCATCTGCCCAAATAGATACCCTATTTAACATAGATGGTCTTATTTCAGGTGCATCTCAAATTACAAACCTCACTTCATATAAACAAGATGTTAGTGGTAGTTCTACCTATGCAGTTTCACATTCATTAAATGAAGAATATCCATTAGTACAAGCATGGAACACTTCTACAAAAAGACAAGAAATTCCTTCTATTGTAGAATCAACTTCGATAAATTCATTATCAATTACTTTTTCATCAACTTTTTCGGGAAGAATTATAGTTAAAAAATAATGTACGATGTCTATTATACTACTGGTGGAGGTCCTTGGGTAAATGCAGGGACAGATACTTGGGTAAATTTATGGATGGAGTTAGTTGCACCGAAATTAAAGGTAAAACCTATCCTTATTCTTCACCGAAACCGACCAAAAGGACATGAAGAGTACAAATTTCCAATAGAAGCATACTGGCATGGTGATGATATCCAAAAAGTAGAAAAAATTTGTAGAGGTGCAAGAAGAATTAACATTCTACATGGTCATTATACTCCGATGGGAGTTATTGAAGAGAATAAACATAAAATTCATTCAAATATTCTCCACAATTCAGTAGATCATATCATAAAATCACAAGTTGGAACCGATGCATCACTTGGTTGGCACCCTTACTTGGATTCTTCTTGGGAAACACAAGTAAATGAATGGGCAACTCATTCAATTTGGATAGGATTATACGATATTTTGATTCCAAACAAGAATATTCGTAATTTTTATGATTTTAAATGGGATTTACCACTTTCAGAATCAAATAATTTAGGATTTTCAGCAAGATGTGAGGGTAGAAAGAATCCACATTATTTAGATGGATTAAAATCTTATATTTTTACTAATTCATACGAATTTAACTCAATTTGGAAAAATGGTGCTAAGATAGATACATCAAAATCAAAAATTTATCATTATGACTCATCATTCAAAGATAAATTTTATAATATGGATTGGGGAATATCTCATTCTGCATTTTCATCCGAACCATTTGGATATTCTATATTTGAATCGGTAGATAGAGGTAAATTACCAATAATACATAATAATTGGTGTAAAGAATTAGAATATCCTTACCGAGTTTCATCTAAAAAGGAGTTTGTTGATATTTATAGTAAGTTATTGGAAACCCCTTATAATGAAAAATCTTTTTGGTTTAATAAAATTAAATCATTTATGATAATGAATTTTTCAGATAAACAAAAGTGGGTAGACGAATTACTTTATATTTATAATATATAGGGAACGATATTATGCCAACACTTACTTCAGGAGATACTTTATCACTCAATGCACTAGCAGGTGCTACTGGAAATACACAAAATTCTAATGTTTCACTTGGTACTATTCGTGGTTCTGCAACTACAACTGGTCTTTCTGCTTATGCAGTAGATTCAATTGATGATGTATCAGGTTTTACTTACGCAGTAGAAAATACTTCAGAAACTTACACTTTAGGAACTACTGGAGGGGGTACTAGATTTTCTCAAATAAGTGATAGAGGTGCAAATGTTACTTGGGGTATATCGGGTGGTGATAAATTATCGGTTTCTGCAAATAATGGTGCTTCTGCTACTATTGCAGTAGGTAATATGACAAATGCATCTACTCAAACTGTTTTACAATCAATTATTTCTCATACCGTTTCTGCTACTTTTGCAGATGGATTCAATCAACACGCAGTTAGATATAACACTGCAAGAACAAAGACCGTTTATTCGGTAGATTCATATGATGGAAACTCAACTGCGTTATGTTTAACGATTGATTCTCCTGTCACTTTGGCAGATGGAACTATTGTAGAAGCAGGTGATTTGAATGAAGGAGATTTATTAAAAGGATTCTCAATTGGTGGTTTAGGTGAAGATTCTGATGGAACTTTCTTGGATTGGTCATCTAACTCTCTTTCAACTACTCCAAAAGATGTAACAATTGTTAATTTAACTTATTCTTTCGCTCCTCGTTATTATGATATTAATAATGGAGAGGTTACTGCTACTGCAGAACACCCAATGTTGGTAAAAGATTCAGTAAGTGGTGATTACTTATTCAAAGAAATGTTTAACTTGGTAGTTGGTGATAAATTGGTTAAAGGTGATAATACTGAAGTAGATATTACAACAATAGAAATCGTTGAAAAAACAACCGAAATTGTCTCTATTGATGTTGAATCAGAAGATACTTATATGGTCAATGGATATATTACTCACAACAAAGGTGGTAATTCTCATACTGATTTACCTGCACCGGGTGCACCAACAAATGTAACCTACACTGATCCAAATATAACTTGGACTGCTCCTGCTTCAACTGGAACTACTGGTATCACTGCATATGAATGGCAAATAGCAACATCTAACACATTTGCAACTGTCACAAATACGGCAGATGAATGGAGTACTAATATTGTTGAAGTATTCAGTCTTTTATTAGCAGGAACATTTTGGTTCAGAGTACGAGCAATTGACCAAGGATTAAAAGGTGCATGGTCAACCCCTCTTGAATTTACCGTAGTTAGTTAATAAATAATTATTAATATTTTTGTTGTTTGGTGAAAAACGATATATTTATATATATAAAAACAACAACTAAAATATATCAAAATGATGGAACAAATCAAGTTTACGCAAGAAGAAATCAATTCAATTAATCAGTTAAAAACAGATGTTGAACTCGTTTTTACTCAATTAGGACAACTTTCGGTTGAGAGAAAAAGAAGAAACGATGAATTAGATGAATTTGAAACTCAACTATTAGAAAAACACAAAGAATTGGTGAATACCGAATTAGAATTATTTAAAAGTTTGAATGAAAAGTATGGTGATGGTAATTATGACCCAAATACTGGCATATTTACTCCCATAAATAATGAGGTTACTCAATAAAAAAATATTCTTTACAAAAAGTAAATAATATTTATATTCGTATCATTACACAATTGAAATTATAAAGGAGTAATATAAAATGGCAGAAAAGATTGTATCACCTGGTGTATTTACAAGAGAGAATGACTTATCTTTCTTATCACAAGGTATTGGAGAAATCGGAGCAGCAATTATCGGACCTTTTGTTAAAGGACCTGCTTTCGTTCCAACCGTAGTAAACACTCAATCAGAATTTGAATCAATATTTGGTACACCAGATGGTTCATACTATACTGGTTACTCGGTTCAAAATTATTTAAGAGAAGCTGGAACAGTAACTATTGTTCGTGTTGGACATATCGGTGGATATACTCAACGAGGAACTGTTGGTATTAAAGTATCAGGTTCAAATGGAGAAAAATTAGTTGGTGTTCTAAAATCAACTCACAACTGGACTACATCAGGTAATGGTGATGCTATCACTGCTTCTATTGATGCACAAGAATCATCATCTGCATTTAGTATCACATTAAGTGGTTCTGATTCTGCATACAATACTGCAATTTCTGCATCTATCTTATATACAGCTGGAAATGATTTATCAGATGTATTTGGCGGTAATCCAAGAGGTTCAAAAGGTGTTTATGTATCTCAATTTTTTGAAAATGCTGCAGCATCAATATTCAATATATCATCTGGTTCAGAAGTTTCATTAGTATCTTTAGGAGAACAAAGTTTTGCAGACCAAGACTGTTCTTTTGCATCTACTCCTTGGATTATTTCACAAGAAATCTCAGGTGAAACACATCAGTTATTCCGATTCCATACAATAGGTGATGGTACTTACGCTAATACTGAATACAAAATTTCAATTTTTAATGTAAAAGCAGCTGGTGAATCAAATGCGACTGATTACGCAACTTTCTCTGTTGTAATTAGAGGATATTCTGATACTGATAGAAGAAAATCTATCTTAGAAACTTACAATAATGTAAACTTAGACCCATTATCTCCAAATTACATCTTAAAAGTAATTGGTGACCAAAACATTACTATTGATGGAAATGGTAAAATGTCAATGAATGGTGATTACACGAATCGTTCAAGATTGGTTAGAGTAGAAGTTTCGGAAGAAGGTTCTTTCCCAATTACAGCAGGTCCATTTGGACATGAATCATATTACTCTCCAATTAGAGGAAATGATTCAATAACTCCTGCAATCGTTTTCTCAACTTCTTCTGTTGATAATACTGCATCATCCACATTTAGATATTCAGGTATTGATTTGGAAACTCCAATTGTAAAAGTAGATAATAATTATTTCTTGGCACCAATTCCAAATAACGCTAGTACTGGTTCAAATACAAGTTTCACATTTGATGATGCACCATTTAATTATTTGTTGACTGGGTCAAACACTACTGATGTTGCAAAAAGACAATTTACAGTAGGATTCCAAGGTGGATTTGATGGAATAACTCCAACCGTAAAACATGCTTTAGCAAAAAATAATGATACTGAATGGGGTTCTGGTAACTCACAAGGATTTAACTTAGCTAATCCTACAACAAGTGGTTCAGTTGCTTATGTAAAAGCGATTAATGCAGTATCTAATCCTGATGATTTTGATATCAACTTGGTAGCTGCACCTGGAGTTGTTAGAAGATTACACTCTTATGTATTTGATAAGATTGTTGATATGGTAGAAGCTAGAGAGGATGCTTTCTATATCGGTGAACTAAGTGATTACGATGATTCAATTGATTTAGTAACATTACAAGCACAAAGTGTAGATTCTAACTATGTAGGTTCATACTACCCTTGGGTTAAAACAATTGATTCGAGAACAAACAAATTAACAATTGTCCCACCATCAGTATTGATGCCAGGAATTTACGCAGCCAATGATGCTATTGCAGCAGAATGGTTTGCTCCTGCTGGTTTGAATAGAGGTGGTATCACTGGTGCAGTTAGTGTATTGAATAGATTGACTCATGCTGAAAGAGATACTCTTTATGAAAACAAAGTAAACCCAATCGCTCAATTCCCTGGAGAAGGTATTGTAGCATTTGGACAGAAAACTCTTCAAGATAGAGCATCTGCGTTAGATAGAATCAATGTTAGAAGATTGTTGATTAAAGTTAAGAAATACATCGCATCTACTTCAAGATACTTGGTATTTGAACAAAATACATCACAAACTCGTTCAAGATTCTTGAATACAGTAAATCCTTACTTAGAAGGAATCCAACAAAGACAAGGTTTATTTGCATTCAGAGTAGTGATGGATGAAACTAACAATACACCTGATGTAATCGATAGAAACATCTTGGCTGGACAGATTTTCTTACAACCAACAAGAACTGCTGAATTCATCGTGTTAGATTTCAATATCTTACCAACTGGTGCATCATTCACCTCATAATTTAAAAAATAAAAAAAGATTATATTTATTAGTATAATAGGAGAAAATAAAAAATGGCAGAAGTATTAGAATTTAACGATATGTTCTATACCAATTTCGAACCGAAGATGAAGAACCGCTTCATCTTCGAAGTAGGTGGTATTCCTTCATATTTAATAAAAGCATCTCAAAGACCCACAATTCAATTCGAAAAGGTTACTTTGGATCACATCAACGTAAAAAGACAACTCAAAGGTAAAGGTGAGTGGCAAGATATTACAATGACTCTTTATGACCCAATCGTTCCTTCAGGAGCACAGGCAGTAATGGAGTGGGTTCGTTTATCTCATGAATCATTAACTGGTAGAAATGGATACGCTGATATGTATAAAAAAGATATTCAATGTTATATGTTAGGACCAGTAGGTGATAAAATCGAACAATGGACATTGAAAGGTGCTTTTATTACACAAGCTAACTTTGGTGATTTAGATTGGGCAACTGGTACCGACCCTGCTACAATTGAATTAACACTTTCTTACGATTACGCAATCTTGGAATTCTAATACATTATTTCATTTTCTTATACAAGAGAGTTCTCATTCCGAGAACTCTTTTTTTTCAACTTTTTTTAATTTATATATTTATATACAAACAAACAAATAAAGGTTTATTATGGCAAATTATGATTTTCCAACTGAAGTAATTTCACTTCCATCTCAAGGATTATGTTATCCTGAATCAAATCCACTTTCTTCTGGTCAAATAGAAATTAAATACATGACTGCAAAAGAAGAAGAAATCTTAACATCTCAAAATTTAATTAAAAAAGGTATAGTTTTAGATAAACTATTTGAATCTATTATAGTAGATAATAAAATCAATGTTGATGATATTCTACTTGGTGATAAAAATGCTATTATGTTAGCAACTCGTATTTTGGGTTATGGACCTGAATATAATATTCAACTTACAAACAATTTAGATGAAAAAGAAGATGTAGTTGTTGATTTATCAAAGGTTCAGGTAAAGGATATTGATACTACTTTGTTAAATCGAGAAAATCGATATAAATTTACCACATTAAATGGAAATCAATTAGAATTTAGATTACTGACACATGGTGATGAGAAGAAGATAGATGCAGACATTAAATCATTACAAAGATTAAACAAAGGTGCTTTAGGTGCTGAATTGACAACTAGATATAGATACATGATTGTCTCGGTAAATGGTAAAACTGATACTGGTTCTATCACAAATTTTATCAACAACCAATTTTTAACTAGAGATACTAAAGCATTTAGAGAATACATTAAAAAAATACAACCAGATGTCAAAATGGAGTTTGAATATGAAGACCCACAAACGGGAGAAATGGAGGTACGCTCAATTCCAATGGGCGTAGGGTTTTTTTGGCCTTCCGAGTAATTATTCGGTTATACTTCATAAACAAATTTTTGAATTATGTTATTTTGGTAATGGATTTACTCAAGAAGGAGTTTATCGATTACCAATACACATACGAAATTTCTACTACAAACAATTGATAGATACTAAAAAAAGAGAACAAGAAGATTTAAAACAATCTAAGAAATCTAAATCAGGTGTAAGTAGTCCAAATGTAAATGTGAGAAGGTAAAACTCCTCACATTTTTTTTTATTTCATATTTATTAGAGTATAATTGAGGGTAAACTATTATGAAACTTACTGAAACAAAAAAAAATAAAATAAAAGAATTTATATCTAAAAAACACGATATGAAAGAAGGTGTTGTTGATTATATTTTTGGAAAAAAAATGGTTTCAAATTTAGAAAAAGATGATGATTTTTTAAAACTTGCTAGAAGTTTGGATAATGATATGGCAAATCTTCGTAAAAAAGTAGAACGAATGCAAAAAAATGGAGAAAGAATTCCTCATACATACAAAGCTATTTTAAACATTAGATAGGATTTTAAAAAATGGCAATCAATTCCCAGCAACAAAAAGAAATACTAAAATTACAAAATGAATACAATGAGGCGTTAAGAATATCTCAATCAATAACTGGTGCAATAATTCAAGATTTGGAAGACCAAATTAATACAACAAATGATATAAGTAATGCTACAAAAAAATATATTCAAAATCTACAAAGTTCAGTAAAAACTTTAGAAGATTCTGAAGATGTTCAAAAACAAATTGTAAAAAATAATAAGGAAATAAATAATCTCCAAAGAGGTATTACTGATGCAAATAGAAAAGATGTAGAAGCCAGGGTAGCTGCTTTACAATTAACAAATGAAGGATTACAAATAGATTTAAAAAGATTAGATACTATACAAAAGGTAGATGATGCTGCACAAGAGTTAGCAGGTAGCATGGGTGATGCTTTTGATGGGTTGGTTGATACATTTGATAATATTCCCCTTGTTGGTGGTATGTTATCCAAACTTGGTAAAAAAGCTTCTTCAATTTTTAAAGATCAAGTAGGGGTTGCAGCAAAACAATTCACTTCAAATTTTGCAAAAAATTTAGGACAAGGACAAAGTGTTATGACTGCGTTAAGAGGTTCAATGGCCGGTCTTTCAACTGGTGCAGCTGCAACTGCAATTGCAATTGGTGCAGTATTATTAGTAGTTGCTGCTGTAGTGGCGACAATCGCTATGGCAATAAAGAGATTTTCGGAACTTGACCAGGCAGCAAAAGTTTTTAGAGAGGAAACTGGTTTATTAGTTTCACAAACAAGAGGAATGCAGGAAAACATTCGTAATACGAATGTTGATTTCGCTAATTTAGGTGTAAGTGCCGAAAATGCAGCAAAAGCAGCAGCAGAATTTACAAATGCATTTGATGGATTACAACAACCATCTGAAGCCGTATTAGGTTCTATTTTAGTATTAAATAAAAACTTTGGAGTTTCAGTTAAAGAAGCTTCAGAATTAAATAAAATATTCCAAAACATCGGTGACCTAAATGCAGAACAATCTCAAGCACTAATAGGTCAAACTGCTGAAATGGCAAAACTGGCAAATGTATCACCTGATAAGGTTATTAAAGATATGGCGGATAATTCCGAATATGCTTACAAATACTTTGGTGGTTCTGCTGAAGAATTAGCATCTGCAGCAGTTCAGGCAGCTAAATTAGGAACCTCTATTGGAGAAGCAGGTAAAGTAGCAGATAATTTATTAGATTTTGAAAAATCTATATCTTCTGAATTAGAAGCATCTGCTATGTTAGGCCAAAATTTAAATTTTAGTAAAGCAAGACAATTAGCAGCATCAAAAGATGTACTTGGTGCTCAGCAAGCAGTGGTTGATGAAGTAATGAAATTGGGTGATGTTACAAAACTCAGTTCATTCGAACAAGAAAAACTTGCAGAAGCAAGTAATATGACTATCGAATCTCTAGCAACTCAACAAAAAATTAGAGAACGATTTGGTAACTTAGACAGAGAACAACTAGCAGCTGCGTTAGCACTTGCTGAAGCTGGTGGTGATATATCAAAAATGACTGAGGCAGATTTAAAGGCACAAACCGATAGACTTGCAAAACAACAAGAGATGCAATCAGTAACCGATGCACTGAAAAATGAAACTCAATCCTTGGGTACTGGATTTATGGATATGTTAGCCCCACTTGGTTCAACTATTATGAATAACTTGTTAGACCAAATGAAAAATTTCGGTGTAATCCTGAGACCAATAATGAAATTTTTTGGATCATTAATGAGTATAATTTTTGGTGTCATTGGTGCTATGAATGATGTATTTCAGGCAGTAGTTGGACCAATATTTGCAGTAGGTGGTGCAATACTAGAAATGATAGTCGCACCTATTCAAAAAATTGTAGAAAGATTACAACCATTGTTTAATAAATTTAAAGAATTAAAAGAAAAAACAATGGAGGCAGTAGAACCTATTATGGAGGTATTTCGATCTTTAGGTAATTTATTTGCTGAAATGGTAGATTCTGGACCACTGGGTTATTTAATAGATTTTTTGATTTGGGGATTGGGTCTGGTATTTGATATTATTGGATTCATAGCAAAAGGTATAGGAATTTTACTAAAGCCAATTGTTATGTTTATAGATTTTTTGACGGAGGGTATTATGTCCCTTGCAAGCTTGATAGATGAATATATTATTCAACCAATGATAGCTATAGGAGATAAACTTCATACATATTCGTTTGGTTTACTTGGGAAGGCTGCTCCATCAACAAGTGAATCGGGTGAATCGATAGATGATGGTGTAGTTCAAAATGGGCAAGTTGTATCAACCCATCCTGATGATTTCTTAATAGCAACTAAAAATCCAGCAGGATTGGCAGATTCATTGGGTGGTGGAGGTGGTTCTCCGATGGTTTCTATGGAAGGTGTCATTGCAGAATTACGAGAATTAAAAGCAGCATTTTTAGCAAATAAAGATGTATATATGGATAGTGCAAAGGTTACAAGTGTTGTAAGGAAAAAAACTGAAACGAGTACCGATAATAAATTTGGAACTCAATTTGCTTAACTAATGGGAAGAACGATACGAGATTTATTTAAAGGTTCATCATTTGATACCGCAGTTCAGCCCGATAGAGATACTGTTGCTGAATTTGAAACAACTGGTATCAGACCTCGTTCTGCTGTTGAATTAAACAACCCTTTACTATACGGTAATCAATCCATTCGTATAGCAACTCGTTCTACTTCTGCAGTAGAACAAATGAAAGCAGCAACTGGAGGAACTGCAGGTGATGGTGGTTTAGTTGGACAAGGATTAGCTAGAATTACTTCGGGTGGGTTTGGTAGATTTGTATTTGGAGGACAGGTAAGCTCATTAAATCAAGCAAGAGATGGTATAAATTCAAGATTGGGTATTCCACAGCTCACAATACCAACCTATGTAAAGAACACAGATGAACTACAACGAAACATAGAACCCGATACTATGATTACTATCGCTCGTATAAAAAACGATGCAGCAGGTACTTTATTGGGTCGATTCTTAAAACAATCAGGTGGGGGTACTCCTCAAACTATTGGAAAGCAACTTTTAGGTCAAGGAATATCTTTGGTAAAAGATAAAGCACGAGATTTTTTCTTTGGAGACCCTTATTCATTGGGTGCAAACACAGCACAACCTACAAATGGTGCATATGAATACTCATCTCAATTTAGTTATTCTGATAAAATTCGTGTAGCTAGAGAAAGAGCACAACAACAAAAAGATTTAGCCCCATTATTAGAGGCAACAAACGATTTTTTGATAAAGGCTACTTTAGAAAAAGAAAAATTAAAAAGAAAAGTTGGTGCCGAAGCAGTAGAAATAAAAAACAAATTAAAAGGGACATCTAATGCAAGTAAAGATGCATTGGATAAAGCGGTTGAAGAACAAACTCGTAATCCAAAACCAAATCCAGATTTTAAGTATTCTGAAACACTTGGTAATTATCGAGAAGATTATAGAGAAGCAAATACTCCTATTATCGATTTAACACTAGTATCACCAGTTTTCGGTGTTGATAGAAAAGATAATGGTGGTAGATTTGGAAAAACTGAATATGGTTTTTCTGATAGAAAAAATAACACTGGAGTATATTCTCCATATAATCCAACTGAAGGAAATACCTATGGAGTTCTTTCACAAAAGAAAAATACTTGGAAAACTGTTTATGGATTAGATAATAGTTTTGATCTTGTAAATCAATCTCCACCAAAAATTCGTTCGAATGAGGAATTAAGTGAAATGGAAGGAAAAGATTTAATTCCACTTTGGTTCAAGTCATTAAGAGATTCAAAAACAGTACATTTTAGAAGCTACATCACTGGATTATCCGAAACAACTTCACCTAGCTGGGAATCGAGTAATTTTTTTGGAAATCCTTACAAATTTTACACATATACCGGTGTTGAACGAAGTGTTCAGTTTACATTGAATGTTGTATGTTTTAATAAATTAGAATTGGCAGCTAATTGGGAAAAATTACAATTTTTAACCCAACAAACATATCCATCTTTCCAATCAGTAGAAGGTAAAAATTATGTGCAACCTCCAATTATTACATTTAGATTAGGAAATATTTATGTAAAGAAAACTGGATTTATTGATTCTCTTTCTTATAGTATACCCGATAATAATAGTTGGGAAACCAATAGTGTTGGGTTATTATTACCAAGGTATATTGAAGTATCTATGACTATTAAATTTATTGAAGATAGAAGTTCAGGAATTGCTTTATATAATTTTAGTCTTTCGGATGAAGCTGTCAATAAAATAAACGAATCAGTTACTAATGGTGAAACCCAACCACCGACCGAACCGATACAAAATACACAATCTCCAAATACTACAACTGCTACTCCAAGTTCTACATCTACACCTGCTGTACCTGCTCGGACTACTATTAATGCATCACCTTTCCAAAATGATGCAATAGCAACTCAAGCAAGGGCAGATGCATTGGCAGCAACTGGAAATTTTGGAAAAAATCTTAAAATTGATAAAAATGGTAATGCAGTAACTCCACCAATAGAAGGTGGTGTAAATAAACCACAAACTAATTTAGAAACTGGTAAAACGGAATCTACACCACAACAAGATCAAGGTGGCACAATTACAACAAGTGATGCGTTTACATCTGAATTTTTGGCTAATTTAGACCAAAGATTGACCGAGGTTAAAAAGGTGTTCCCATTCGTAGATGATGATGTACTTCTTTCATATTGGGCAGACCCAACTTATGATATAAATAGCGTAAAGAAAATATCAGAAACTAATTATTCACACTTAGTTGTTGTACCAAGTAAACATAAAGGTACATTATCAGTTACTTATACACAATTTATATCAGTATACTCCGATGAAATAATAGTTGTCATGTATCCAAGTGCAGTTGCAACTAAGTTGAATGGTGTTGATACAAATAAAGAATTACCGAAACCAAAAAACTCTATTACAAAACCTTATGTTGGTAGAGATAGAACACAAGAAGAAGATTTGTTACTTACTAGTAAGAAAGGTAGTAAAGTTGCAGGAACAAAGAATGCAGGAAAAGTAAATGTAACACAAAGTAATTTTACTGGATTTGGTGGTGGTTCCTTTGGTGGCGGTGGTGCAGGTGGTAGTTGGTAATATAACAAAATAAATCATGGCAAGTAGATACGAAAGAAATCGGATACAAAAACTAAAAGATGGTAGAGAGGTATATCGAACTAAAATATACCCAAATATACCATTAAGAGATAGTGATATATATATCGTTACTCAGGGTGGTGATAGATTGGATACTCTTGCATATCAATACTATGGAGATCAATCTCTATGGTGGATTATTGCAACTGCAAACAACATTCACGATGCACCATTTGCAGTACCCGATGGTACTATTTTAAGAGTCCCAAAAAATTATTTAGACATTTTAAATAGCTTCAGATAATATGTTATTTCCTTTTAATTCGTATTTTAATCCAAAAATAAAAGAACTTATCCAATCAAGAGCAGGAAATAACGCAAGTGTTTCCTCATTACAAGCTTGGATGAGAGTGTCATCTTCAAGCGGATTGGTATTGGAATCAATCCCAGCAGATGGTGATAATTCATTTTTTTTAAGATATGGTGATACGAACAAATCGGGTAGAATTGGTACTGATTTTGCAGGTGTACCACAATTTGTGGAAGGTGATAGAGGATTCAGACCATCACCTGTCATTGAATCTATGGGTATAGATTTTGGTGATGGAGGATTAACACGAAAATCACAATTTCAGATAAAATGTTTTAGTTTAAAACAAGCTGAAGAATTATCGAAATATTTTCTTGAACCAGGATATACTGTTTTAGTAGAATTTGGATGGAATACTGAAAAATCATATTCTCAAAGAGTTAGTTTAAGTCCTTGTGAAATTGCAAAGTTTAATGGTTATGACCATTTAAAACAAAAACAAGCTGCATCTGATTATACCTATGATGGATTTTTAGGTTATATTACAAATGGTGGATTTAGTACTAGTACCGGTGAAACTTATATTTTAAAAGTTGAATTGACATCGATGGGTGAAGTTGCAGCTTATTTGCAACAACATAGAAGTGGTGGTAAAAAAGATGACAAAAAAAATGAAGGTGGTGAACGATACGATAATAGAACAATCGAATCAACTGCTGAATCAAATGTTGGTTTGGCTTTATTTATGCAAATGTATAATCGTTTACCAATGGCTAAAAAAACCGAAAGGGTTAAAAAGTTAATACAAGAAAAAGATAGTAGAGGAATTCCATTTATTAGTGAAGCCAATTTTATCAATATGGATGAAGAAATTCGAAAAGATTTAATTGGTGAATTGGAAGATACTGCAGTAGAATCATCACAACAAGAAGGTGGTGAGGGTGGTGAAGGAGGAAATTCTAGTTCTGGAGAGGCATCTATACCTGAAGGAATGCCATTAGTTAGTGAAAATTCATATATTCGTTTAGAACTTGCTTTTGAAATTTTAAACAAAGTTGCATATGAAACAAAATCAGTTGCATCAATTTGTGGTGATGGTGTTCCAACTTTCCCTTTAGGTATAGAATATAGGGATACTATTTGTAGAGCACATCCATATATGTTTTCAATTGATGGTAGTAAGTTAATTATACCAAACCGAAATACTCCTGATTTTGGAATGGCCCAAGCATTATCAGCAACAACGGTTCAACAAGTAGGTCCTATATTAGGTGGAAATGGGGCTCCAATTACTACTATTAATTTAGAACAAAAAGATCCTGCCGGTAATGTATTCAAATTTCCACAAACACAACAACTGACAGATACATCACTTTTTCCAGTAGATACAGTTCCATTTGATGCTTTGGCAGGGCAATGGGGATATTTAAAAGATTTATATGTAAATTTTGAATTTTTTATTGAAGTTTTAGAAAAATCTAATTATGTTGCTAAAGATATATACTATGAAATACTAAATGGTATTTCTGCTGCAGCAAACTCAATTTGGTATTTTGAAATAGTACAATTACCATCTCGTAGACCTGAGAATAAAAATAAATATCAACTTGAAATAGCTGATTTAAATTTTCAGGGGAAAGCCAATAAAGATGGTATAACTGGATTTTTTTCAAGTGGTATAGATTGCCCTTTTATAGATTCTCAATTTGCTTTTGAAATACCGGCAGCAATGAAAAACATGATTATTGCTGAAAGAACTGCAGGAGAAGGTAATATATCTGTTGATTCTTCACCTGAAGGTAATTTGCCAATAGATTCAGGTGCATTATTTGCCTCTAAACCAGATCCAGTTATTGATATAATAGCTTCTTTTAAACAGGCTCTAATTGATGAACAACAAGAACGAAATATTGAACCTGTTGAAGACCCAGACAATGAACCGGATGAAGAACCTGATGCTGAAGAAGCCGAAAAGGAAGCACGAAAACAAAATTATGAACTTTTCATGAAACATGCTACAGTTATTCCTACTATAAAGGATAGGAATATCAATAGAGATGTTGCAAAAAGTGAATTCAAAGATTTTTTTAACACAGTTGGTGTTATATTAATTAATTCAATTACCTCTATGTTTGGATTTGGAAATGTTGCCTCTGCTATAGAAAGTCCAACTTTAGAACAAATCGTAGCAGTAGGTGCATGGCAAGATTCAACTCTATTTAGAAAATTAGATCTAAATTTAAAAAATTCAACAACTCCAAATAATATTTTAGTAGAAATAGCATTTGATTTTAAAATACATGGCGTTTCGGGTATTAAAACTGGAGATTTATTTGAAATAGCAGATTTACCGGCTCAATATAGAGATAAATGTGCATTCACTGTTGTTGGTATTTCACATACGTTAGATCAAGGATTGTGGACAACTTCGGTAAGTGGTAAAATGAAATTAAAATAAAATGGATAATAACAAAAAATATTCAAATTTAAAAATAAATTCATTATTCATATTGAATTCTGATATAAATACCCATTTTCCAACTCCAACTGATAGTGATTACAAGAGAGGTTGGATTACACGATATTTTATTCAAAAAACAAACGATAAAAGTGCAACTATATACGAAGTAAATTATTCCGAATACACTAGAATTTTATCAAATTCTTTATATACCGGAGTTTTGGTAAGATGGAGAATTTCAGGACCAATTACAACTCAATATGATTTAAGTGGTAATGTATTAGATAAAGGTGTCAGGGAATCAAACAGAATCTCAATATCTTTGGTAAGTGATAAAATACCAAATTTAAAATTTTATTTACCAAATCTTTTACAATTTCATAAATAATATATATTTATATAAAACAACAAAAAAAAAGTTATGTTATTTAAACACCTTACACAAGAAGAAATCCAACAATTGACCTTTGATTGGCGATATAGAGGATTTACCACAATAGAACTTTTGACCGAAGAAGAATGTGATGAAATCAATGATGAGTTAGAAAGACTTCGTCAAGAAAGACAATTAACCACCAAAGATAATGGTGAAGAATGGGGAGAGTGGGACCCATTTGCATATCCACATAAATTATCATCAAAATTAGAAAAACTTTTCGCCCATCCAAAGTTGATTGAGGCAATGGAATTCCTGATGGAAGGTGAATTAGTAGGATTACAAACTTGGTCATACTTTAAACCACCAGGACAGTTGGGTAGAGACCAACATCAAAACGCATTTTATACTGGTTGTGGTCATAATGAAATCATCAATACTGCTCTTGCATTAGATAATCACGATAAAGAGAATGGAGCAGTTTGGAATTACGAAGGTTCTCATAGATTACCAGTTCTACCAATTGAAGTAGATGAAGAAAGAACAAAAACTAATCCTAAATTTTGGAGAAATGAAAGAGGTAAACCGTGTGTAATGCCAGAAGGTCATGATTTCCGAAAAATAGAAGGAATTATTAAAAAAGGTCAAGTAGTTCTACTTCACTCACATTGTGTTCATGGCTCAGAATCAAATAATTCTAATAGATTCAGAAGAAACTTTTTGGGTGGATATTTGAAGAAAGGTGCATACTTTAATCAAGGTTCTCATATGAAACGAGAACCAATTGATATTTACGAACTTCGTGAAAAACACTGGGGTGAGTAAAAAAAAAATAAAAATTTTTTGAAAAAAGTTGGGCATTTATTTGGAAAGCTCAACTTTTTTTTATATATTTACTATGTAATCAAGAGATACTTAAAACGATAAACTATGAACATTGTAAGATTTAACCGCCACGAATTATTCAACCAAGATTGGATGGATTACCACTCCCAAACTCTACGAATGGTAGAAGATTTTTACATTGACCAAGACAAGAGTTGGTTCAACGATTTGTATAACCAATTGTGTGGTGTATGGGATGGATACCTTTACACAGAGATGTTGGAATCCGCAAAACAATACGGATTACCTACTCACATTCTCCAACGAATTGCAAACACAATCCAATTTATTGGAACTAGTCAAAAATAATTGAAAAAAACAGTAGGATATATGAAAAAGATTTCGTATATTTGTTTTCAAGATAAAAGATAACCTTTAAAACTCCTTAATTATGAACTACCTTGTTGACCCTCAAACTTTATTGTTTAACTCTCTTCGAGTTGATGGTTTTGCCCAAATGACTTACGAACTCAAAGTTCCAAATTGGGATTTATTGCAAATAGCACTTGATACTACAAGTGAATGGACAAGTGACTGGCCAGAAGACCAAGGGTTTGGTTCTTCTGATATGACCTATATGATTCAAAATTATATAGATAACATTCTTTCGGTATTTGGTAGAGGTTTATACGAAACCAAGTTTACTCCAAGACTTTCAGTAGTGGAATATTCAGAGGCAGTTCATCATGAAAGAGTTCAAAAAATGGAAAGTGGAATATAATTTATAAATTATGATAACTGGAGTACAACCAAAATTATTAGTTTCCTTTGATGAAAATGGAAACATGCAACTAGATGAAATGCAGGCAGAACTAATGGGATTAGTAGAAAAAAAATTTAATTGGAAACTCGTCAGAGAACGAGATGGGTTGAGTAAACAATCCGAGAAGGTAATGTGGATTGAATTTAACGATGATGGTAGATTCAAAGAACGATATGATGAGATTGGCTTGAATCGTTCTCTTATCATGTCCCCATTTAGTGAATTCTTCACCTGGCAAACTACAACCGTCACCGAAATTTTAGAACAACGAGATGAATATGTGAAATTTAAAACCACAAATTCGGTATATGAATTATTTAAGTTATGAGCAAAACATTTGAATTTAAAGATAATAGACCTTTGAAAGAAAAGGCAGTAGATTTTCTACAATCACTTCTATTTTGGAAAGGTAGAAAAAAAAGAATGATACACACCAGAGATATTGAATGGAGTGATATTAGAGAAATCTTTTTTCCACAATCGTTTGAAGAAAAGTATGGGTATTTGGGTTCAGTTCCATATAATGAGAATAGTGATATATTCAAAGCAATGTATCCACTAATTCTCGCAATGGATTATGAGGCAAGACCAAAAGGATGTCCAAGATGGTTTCTTCGGTTTCTACACACTTTTGGTAGTGATAAATCAGTTGTAAGAGTCCGAAATTTTAGATTACACAATTTAGAAAAAAAACTAACCAAAGGTATTTTCATATGGGATTACAAAACTAAATGGTCTCATTATGATTTAAGAATTAGTGTATCTGCACCCAAACACCTTCAAGATTTAGCAGATGATATTGAACAAGGATTTTATTCTCGTGGAAGACAAGAAGAGTTAGTAGAACAAATTAAAAAACTTGACTCTAATGCTAAAATCACTTGGGGTAGTGTAAAAATATTGGAAGAACAATTGGAGGAATTACAAAATCGTAACACCAAAGAGAAATGAAAAAAATACTAAAAGAAATTTGGTTAGGATTTACTCTCGCAAATGAATTTAGAAACAAACATCAACAATTCGGTAAATTGTAAAAGAAATGAACTGGGAAGAATTATATCAAGGTTATTTAAGTAGGTGTAAAGGAAACCCACTTACTTTTCAAGAGTTTGTCAGATTAAGAGAAGGAATCCTTCACAAAAAAAGAATTGAAGAAAAGAAGAAAGAATGGTTTGAAATATCAAATTAATTTCGTATCTTTGTTAAAATTTAAAATTTAAAAACATGATAGTAGAAAATTACACAAATCGGTATGGTGATAAATATACATTCACCTTGTTAGAAAATGGAAACATCCAATGGGATGGTGATTTTACATATTGTAGAATGGCTTGGCCAAACGATTATACCAAAGCATACACTGCTTATTTGAATTTTGGTGGGGAAATGAATTTGAAAGAATTCAAAGAAGAAGTTCATAGGTCTATTTATGATGAAACTGGTGAATATGTTGGTCCTTGTGATATTGCTAGAGTATACGGCCCATTAGTGAAATCAAACCTTGATGTAATTTCTATGGTAGACCCAAGTGGAGGTCCTTACTTAACTGAAGATATGGAATTTATGGGTAAAACAATTAAAGAGTTTAAATCCAACGGAACTGGCTTTTTAATAATAACACAATGATGTATTGGTTTAGAAGAAAATATCAACAAATCCAAAGAGTAATTGATTTTCTACCAATTATTTGGAAAGGGTTTGATTTTGATTATCACTACTCACTTCAACTATTTAGGAAACAATTAGAAAGAGAGGCGAAGTTTTTGGAAAGCGGTAAAGCATATACTTCAGACTCAAAACATCAAGCAGCCCGAATCCGAACTGCAATCCAATTGATGGATAATGTTTATAGTGATAGTTATGAAATGGAGTGGATTGATAAACTTGAAGAACAATTCGGTAAAGAAGTATTAGAATGGGAATTTGAAGATACTAATGATGGAACTGGTTCATCTTTTATTACAAACAAATACGAAAATTGGGATAACGCCGAAGAAATTAAGGTAGTAAAAAATACACTCATAAAACTTTCACGAGAAAAACAAAAAAAAGCAGAACAATTATTATGGAAATTTATAGGACACAATATTCGCCGTTGGTGGGATTAATTTTACTAATTACAACAAGTTGTAATTGGAATTGGGATAATCAATGCAGATGTATTGAAACTACAACTGATTTTCAATACAATAGAGTTTTAGTTGATGAATATGTAATAGAAGGATGTAATGAACCATTTACTCAAACAACGGTTTATCGTTGGGGTAATATCGTAACTGATTGTAGATAGTATTATGAAAAAGAGATTATCAAGACAAGAAAAAAACCAACTATTTATCAAAGATGTAATCAACAAAATGTTTGAAATTGCAGGACATTCTATATCTTTTGATGATATTAAGGATAGAAAAGATAGTTGGTTTCAAGAATGGACTATGAGTGTAGAACAAAATGAAGAGTGGAAACAATGGGGTATCAAGGAAATAGTTAAAAGATTTAGGTGTAGTAAAAAATACGCAGAAACTGAAATGGGTATGATCTCTTTGAATTGGGGATTGAAGTTTAGTAATTTTGATTCGCATGTTAGAGTTTAAAAATCCTATACCAGTAATTGTGGAAAATGGTAAGGAAGGATATGCTATTTATGTAAGTGATGGTGGAACTTTTGAAAATGATTTTTGGTGTGTGGTTTTATGTGATGGTGGTATAGTTAGACATTATAGAAGTGACCAAATTAAAATACATCACAACGCAACTTTGGATTTAACCAAAAAATGATTATAGTAGAAAATCAAAAAGAACAAGAAATATTTTTAAATTATTGGAATCGTGAAGAATCAATCATTATTCCAATTTGGGAAGATTTAGAAAGACATCCTATGAATAATAGTTTGTCTTTTCTTTATATCCGATTCCGAGATGAAGAAACCGATGCAGGATATCTTCCAATTGATTTTATTATTCCATTCAATCATAATGATTGTCATAATATACAAATAGACCTTTCCGAATCCAAGACATTTAAATTTGTTTGGAATAAAAAAGGATTTTTACAAACCGATATTCAAATCCAAAACCAAAAGGATATACAAACCTATTTATTTTTTGAACAAGGTAAATTATACGATTTTAACTCCAAATTAGAGGTGCTAACGAACTTTTATCATAGATTAGGTATGAGAGATGGTTTGGGTAAAAGTATCCCTATAATGAAGTGGGGAGAGGTTCTACGAAGTATTACAAATGATTGGAAATTAAAATCTAAAACTTCTTGGATTGATGATACGATGATTCCAATCCTTTCAGATATTGAACGATTGGGGATTCGTGTCGGCACTAAAAAATTTATTGATAGATGGCCCTTCTCTCTCAAAAACTTGCAAGGTGATATAATCTATACCGAATATAATCCATATACCATTACATCCCGACCATCCAATCGTCATGGGGGTATCAATTTCGGTGCTTTGAACAAAAACGATGGAACCCGAGAATGTTTTATCCCACAAGGGGGTAAGATGTTTCTTCAATTTGATTATGATGCGTACCATGTTCGTATTATCGGTAAGTTGATTAAATACCCTTTACCCAATACATCGGTACACCAATGGTTAGCGGACCAATATGGTATGGATTATGGTGAATCTAAAGGTAGAACATTCCGAATCCTTTATGGGGGTGTGAGTGAAGAAGATAAGGGGATACCATTTTTTAATGAAGTTGATAAATTCATTCAAAAGTTGGGTGATGATTCCATTTTCAAAGGTTGGATTCAAACTCCTAAAGGGAGAAAGATTCCGATTAGTTGGATAGAAAATCCAAATCCACAAAAGATGTTTAATTATCTACTTCAAGCGACTGAAACTGAATTCAATATTGAAGTGATGAAAAAGTTAAAAGAAGAAGGTCTTCCCCTACCACTACTTTATACCTACGATAGTTTTTTATTTCAATTTGATGAGACTGAAGTGGATATCATCAAGGGGGTCAAATCCGTTCTCGAATCTTTTGGGTTTCCAATTAAAGCCTCGTGGGGTATGGATTACTCAAAAGTTTAATATTTATATACTAAAAGGAGACCCATTTTAGTATGAAAAAGTTTTTATTAATGTCATTATTGGCAGTTTTTTTAATTGTAGGTAATTTATCTGCTCAAAAATTAAGTGATGTTAGAATAAAGAATAATGTATTTGAAGTACTTTATTCACAAGATTTAGAACAACCACTTTGGATTAAATATCGTTCAACCAATCGTCCTACAAATGTAAATAGAGGCACGATGGATTTTTACAAAGAACCAAATGTAAAAACTTCGGATTCAGATGACTATTATAAAAATATATATGATAAAGGTCATGGTGCTCCTGCAGCAACATTTTCCGATAATATGGAGAACCTTAAACAAACATTTTCTTACCTAAATTCTATACTTCAAGATCAATACCTAAATCGTGGTGAGTGGAGATTGTTAGAAGAACAAGAAAGAAAATGGGATGATACAGAAAATCTTTCAGTTTTAATCACCGTTCACTTTGATAATCCAGTAAAAAGAATTCCAACTAATGCTGCAATTCCTTCTCATTTAGAAAAACATATTTATTTTGAAGGACAAAAAAAGTGGAGATGTTTCGTGTTTTTAAATGAAAAACCAAAGTTCAAATGGGAACAATTAGGAAAAATTTGTAACCCATCAGAACACAACAAATAGGGATAACTAAAAATTATGGCAATTACAATTTCAAATGCATTTATCACAAAACTTCAGATGGAATCTGATTGTAGTTTTAACATTATAGAAGATTTTTACGGAACTTCTGGATTCATTTCTGCTTCTGCAATAAATGGAGGAGGTGGTATTATAACTGATGGATTACAATTATACCTGAATGCTTGTAATGCATCATCGTATCCTGGTAGTGGAACAACTTGGACAGATTTATCAACAAATGGATATTCAACCACACTAGAGAACACACCAACATACAATTCAGGAAATGGTGGATATTTTAGTTTAGATAGTG